CAATGATTCGCGCCGGGTATGGGCGTTATGCAAAACAGAAAGATAAATGTTTTGAATTCAATTATGCGGGCGCAAAGGCGGCCGGCATCCCGGTCGGCGCGTATCATTATAGCTATGCGAAAACCGTTGAACAAGCAAAAGCAGAGGCAAAAACATTTCTTGCGTGGATTAAGGGAAAGACCTTTGAATATCCCGTGGGGTTCGACATCGAAGAAAACGACCAGGCAGAACTTGGCAAACAGGCTGTGTCTGACATCATACGAGCGTTCTGCGAAGCGGTCGAAGCGGCCGGCTATTATGTTGTTGTGTATGCCAACAAGAGTTGGTTCAACAACTACATTGACGATGATTGCAAAGCGAAATATGACACTTGGCTCGCCGAATGGCGCGACGACGGAAAGCCGACTTACAGAGGCAATGTTGGTATTTGGCAGTATACCTCTGATGGATCCGTGTCCGGCATCAACGGTCGTGTGGATATGAATTATGCTTATAAGGATTATCCTGCGATTATGAAAGCTAACGGTTTGAATGGTCTGAAAAAGACCTCTTCCGCCGGAGGCTCTGCGTCCAACGGCACCGCATCCACCGGGAGCACAGCAAAGAAATTTGCTGCAAAAACCAAAGTCACACTCAACAAAACCCCTCTTTATGCATCCGCCACCGCAAAATCTCCGGCAGTGTATAAGACTGGGACATTTTATATTTACGATGGCAAGGAGATTTCCGGACGCTACCGTATTACTTCTTCCCCGGACAGAGCCGGAAAAACGCCTGTCGGTGAAAATGTGACCGGATATGTCAATAAAACGGATTTGAAATAATCCGAAGTAAGCAATCCCCGCGCAGTAGATTCCCCACCATACGGGAAGCTACGATGCACGGGAATTTTTATTTATGGAGGTAAAAGAGTATGCCACCCAAAAAGAAATCGAGCAACGAAGCGGATAAAAAGCCGAAGAAAACAAATTCGGTGTCGACAGAGACAACCGAGGCAACGATAAGCGAGCTGAAAGCGCAGGAATACACCGTCACTTATAAAGGCGGCTTGAATGTCCGAAGCACCCCGAGCCTTGGCGGCAAGGTCGTGAAAGTCCTTAAATACGGCGAGACCGTTCCCGTGTCGGAAGTCACCGCTTCCGGCTGGGGCAAAACCCCGGACGGATACATCAAAATGCAGTTCGTCCACAAAAAGTAAATAACCAAAAAACAGCCCTGTGAGTACATTGTAACTCACGGGGCTCTTTTTGCTTTATCCGTTTGAGTGTTCAAGAACATAAAATTGCTGAAAATGTTTTAAAAGTATGGAGTTGTGGTAGGGCTTGACGCAGAAAAAACAAAGCGTATGTATCCTGGCGGAATGTGGAGAGGTTAGAAAAGTTTTTAAAATTAATGGAAATATAAAAAGGTCGTTGCAATAAAATGCAACGACCTTTCTGCCATAAGGGAAGTGTATCAGAATATTTCATCCTCACAATAAAACATACAAAAATCTCCTTTCAAAACGTTCCTCCTGTTCTTATTATATTAGAAATATAGCACAATATCAATACTTTTTCACTGATTTTTAAAAATTTTCACAAATTGTTACTGTTACACCGTCGTTTGGGAATATCCAATTATTAAAAGTGACCCTTGTGGATAGTTTATCGTCGGATATATTAGGGGTGTTTTTTGCATCGTCAATAAAGCCAAAAGCAACAGTATTTAGTCTATAGTTGTTCTTGCGTTCTTCTTCCACAAGTGCAAAGTCAAAAACTAAAGACTTACAAGCATACGGCATTCTGCAAGTATATGTTTTGTCGTTTAGGGGAACGCGAGAATAGTAATGTATATGTATCTTTGTTTCTTTCTTATTGCTGATATCCAAAACTTTGTTGTATACAAATTGGTTTACGGTGGTATAACCGTTTTTAGCTTCTAATGGACTTTCTTTTGTAACTGGTTTTATGGTTATACTTTTTTTGATATCTATTGGTTCGCCATTAATAACCAATTTTTTAATGGAAAATGGTTCGCCTAAGACAGATTCCGAATAAGCGCGAGTTGCTATGGGATAATCAACAAGCCGACAGGATTTATCATAAGACTTGATACCTACTGTCTTATAAACATCTTTTTCAATGCAATCGCCTAAAATTTTACATCTTATGCTTATTGAGCAATTATCTAAATATATGTTATCATGAATATGCTCAATCATCGCTTGCCGAATACTCGAATACATTTCGTTTAAAACAGACTTGCCTGAAAAATACAAATCATTCTCTAACGAAACTAATACTTTTTGTTTGTGCTCTTTTTCTAAAATAGAATAAAATTCGCAATTAGAAAAAACATCATTTACTATTAAATCGGAAACTATGTTGTTTTTGCTTTTTGTATCAATAAAAAGCGCAGAGAGTAAAGATGTTAAAACAATTGAAAAAATGACTAAAATGCAGTTTTTGGCAGTATTTATTATATTTAAATTGTGCAAAGAGGAAGATGTATTTTCGCTTTGCGATTGAAGCATAGTGCTAATTGCAAAATTGTTTTCATAATATAATATAAAACAGTAAATAGCAAATAATATTAAACTCAGAATTATTAAAGCAATCGTTGCGGACCTGTTAATCTTATACTTTTTTAATATTTTGGACACATATTTACTTTTTTTCACTTAAACCGCACTCCTTATAACCCCATATAAGTGATAATATATAACATATTTTTATAAAAATCAACAGTTCACGAAATTTTTCTTTGTTATTGGCAAAATTAAGAGCTAAAATTATAATTGTTTTGTTGAAAGGAGATGAAATAAAAAAATAACATGATTTTTATTTTGACTTGCATCTGACTTGCATTTTTCGTTTTAATTCTATAAAAACGCAGTGAAAATACGACACCAAAATGCAAAAACAGAAACATAAAAAACACCGAAATTCCTTGAAACACAAGGGGTTTCGGCGTTTTCTTTTGCCAACTCAAAAATTGGCGTTTTGGCTGGGGTGGCAGGATTCGAACCTACGAATGCAGCAGTCAAAGTGCTGTGTCTTACCGCTTGACGACACCCCAATGTGTTTAAGTTGAAAAGAAAAAACCCGCCCTTTGCCTTACGGGCGCGCGGCGGAGTTTAAAAGTGGGGTGGGTAGTCGGATTCGAACCGACGGTCTCCAGTGCCACAAACTGGCGCTTTAACCAACTAAGCTATACCCACCATATTGCCTTGCACTGTGTTTTACGCAAACAACAAGCGTTCTTTATAAGCTCACAATCAGCGCAAAAGTGGCGCGCTGAGAGGGACACCGTTTTGCTTCGCAAACCGTGCATCCTTGCGCTTGCGCGCTTCGGACTTCGCACCTAAAAACAATCCACCGGATTGTTTTCTGAACGGTGCTCACCCCCTCGGGGTTCGAGTCCCCAAAGAACGAGCAAAACCGAAAGTATCCTATACAAGCTCACAATCAGCGCAAAAGTGGCGCGCTGAGAGGGACTCGAACCCCCGACCCTCTGCTTAGAAGGCAGATGCTCTATCCAGCTGAGCTATCAGCGCAAATTCAAATGCTTGATTATTATATATGTCCGTTTGGCTTTTGTCAAGTGGAAAAACGGATTTTCTCAAAAATAATGCGGGGTGCGCGCAGCACCCCGCACAAAGTTTTCTGACTTTAGCCGCCGATTAACTGCGGGAAGAATTTTGCGATATACCCTTGAATGAATATCGCGAGCACGATAATCGGCAGAATGTAAGAAACATAAACGCGAATCCAGTTCGGGAACTTCAGCCCCTCGCCGGTGTTGGCCTCTTTGCGGAAGTTTTTCCAGCCCCAGCCGTAGCGCGAAGTGCAGAACACAAGATACACAAGCGAGCCGAG